GTTTGGCGCAAATGCCTGCTAAGCCTCGCAAAAAGGTAATACAGCCTAAAGTGCTACGGAATTCCGAAACACCGTTGGTAGTCATACCGTTATTGTTAGGCACAGCAGCCACTATTTCGAAGGTAGAATTCATCAACCTAGACATCCGACAACGTGCAGGTTCCCATGCGGGATGCTGCGACATCGTTGAACATCCGATGTTACTAGCCAAACGAGCAACTCTATCGCGTCTGTTGACACGGTTCGAGCTGGTGGTGTGTTCTTCGGCTCGTCGTGAACCCTTGAAATGCATAGGCTTACCTTTCGGTTTGTCTTCGCTTTTCCTGGTATCACGAGCATTAAAAGATTTGTACAATCCGTAGGCACTGACTATGAGAGTCAAAGCTCCAGTAGCTACAGCGAGCCATTTGGCCCATGTACTTTCTTTTAATTCCGTGGCAAAACTCTTGAACTTGGCAGTTGAACTGGCCATTATTTCTTGAGTATTGCGCGAGAACTTGTCCCAAGTGTTCTGAATCTTCCCAATTGCAACACCGGAATGAGATTTGACTCCCATCACGATATCTTGTAGGTAAGTGTTCCAGGTCACAGTTTGAGACGCGCAGATTTGGAATTCGGGTCCGTCGAGCGGAATCAATGCATCATCGAAAGTAACAATTCTGTCTTTGTCGATGTTGTATTTCCCTTGTTGAACCAAAGCTACGTGTTTGAGCTGGTTGATTTGGGACGAGTGGACTTTGTCGCACGTCATGTAAGAATCCTCCTGTTTGGAAGGACAATACATGCCGTAAGGACAGACTGAGATTCTGTCTTCAAAAACTTGGTCACACCATTTCTTCTGAGCGGGGCCGGGAAGGTTCCCAGTATGTTGTTCCGCTTCGAAGAATTCGTCTTCTTCTTCTTCGATTTCGTCTTCCTTTGACTTGTTGATCTCGGACTGAGGCTTGAAAGCTTCAGCGCGCTTCGACATGTCAACTTCGCCATCTCCGTAAGTGTCGACTAGAACATTTCCCATCTTTTGAAGGTAGTCTGTCAGGTCGTCACTAGCTTTGATGCCGTGGAAGAACTTCATTTTCCTAGCAGCATATTCATGCGACACCATAGCAATGACGTCGGCATATTTGAAGTAGCCGCAAGGAGGACATTTGAAAATATTTCCTCCAGCTGTGATTTCAGGCTGGAATTCTTTGCTCGATCTGTTGAGCGGGATAAATTGCCAAATGTCGGGGGTCATTCTTGTTCCGTAGAACTTCTCCACTAAGTCTTGATCGACACATGATGAGTAACGTTTTGACACCTTACACCATCCGTGTTGGACAATAACTCTGGGATC